TCTCTTCCAGGCTAGTGCTCGGGGTGTCAATCCAAGATACCCATCTACGGCCAATACTGTCTACTGGTATTTCTGCATAGTTAGGTATAGTGAGTTCTTCTATTTGTCCTTGCTGCCCTTTAATAATGTACGTATCTGCCCCGCTAATCATTTTAATAACCTGTATACCAAAAGAAGGAGTCCAACCATCTGGAGTCTGAAGCAATAAAGGTAAACGCCTGACCAAATTATCTACATCAGTACGTGCAACTGCTAGCCCCTGGTAAGCTGAGTCTGTTAGCACGGACACATTTCCAATTACACCCTGAGATTCGATACCGTGTATAGGTTCTCCATCTCCTAATATAACTGTGCCTGTAGTTGGCGCATAAGAACTTCCTCCTTCAAACGTAGCGATAACACTAGGCCCTTGCAGTAAAGCATCCGCAAATGCTTGATCCCCACCGAATCTATCTGCTTGTGGAAAAGCAACAACCCAACCCACACCTAAAGCTCCTGCTTCTAATAAATCTAATTGTATTCGTGCAAGGTCTTTACGCGGGTAAGGCCAACCGCCCGCAAGTGCTACATCTTCTTCTGTTATATCTAAAGTTACAAACCAGCCAGATGGATCTGGTGTTTGTACAAGTGCGTCAAATGTTTTTAATTTTAATACTTCTAGTGCCTGCCAGTTAAATAGCAAAGGTAAACAAAGAGCTCCTATGCTTACAAACGAAATCCATTTCTTCATCCTGCCCCCTGCGTAATTTTAATTGTAGAGTCACCCCCACCATTTACTAACACCTGTTGTGTCTTACCATCCTGTAATAATATTATAGTATAACCCTGCGATATGTTTAAACTCAACTTAGTGCTTTGCGTAACAGCTCTTTCTATTATAAGAGTATCATCTTGCGTGTAAGTTGTAATCTGGGTAGTTAAGTCTTGGCCGAACCGTGTGCCTTGGACCAAAGAACCAGTAGCCAATGCCTGATCTCCTAGTGTATCTAATTCTTCTATAACTGCTAGTAAGTCCTCAAAAAAGTTTACATCTAAATAATTTATATCTAACTCATTAAACTGTAGCTCGTCTTCTGCAAGATAATCAAACTCTAAGTCGTCAAACTCTAGGTAGTCTATGTCAAGTATGCCTCCGCTATTACTAACTGTACTTTCTTCTAACGAAGCTAAGTCTTCTTTAGGCGGGTTAACAATAAGCATGTTATCAATTATTTCTAATGTAAGGTCTAAAATAACAGGTTTACTAGGAGCAGACTCAAACACATTTACAGTAGTTGCTTGGTAAGGTTTGTTTAAGGTTACTGTACCTATAGCAGTTGTAACTAGTATCTCACCACTAGATATACCATTCTCATCCGGCAACAATATTATAAGTGATCGGCCTAGCTCATCTACTGTACAAGTAAAATCTGTACCTCTTATAGCTATATCTGCTGTAGGTGTGGATAACGAGATGTTCTTTTTATCTATTTTTCCTAGCTTACTACTAACAAAACGTGCTGTGCCGTTCGCAAAACGCAAAGCCATCTTACCTTTAGATGGGTCAGGGTCGTATACATACTCAGTAATTACAAGTTTTGAATGTTCTGTTAGTCGGACAATAGAGTCGTCCAGAAAGGTAATGCCTACACGTCCGTTAGTTGTACGAACGTCATCCATTTGTTGAATGTCAAAATCTAACTTAGCACCGTAGGGTTGGTCCCTTAGTACGCTAGCATCTCCATTTAGTTCTGATATACCGCCAATATTAGCAGCTTGTGCTTGTACCTTGGTCGTTTTGGATAACGCAAACAGTGCCATTATTACCATTAGATATAATTTTAAGCCAGTCATTGTCTTGGGTACTCAGTTGTTTTATAGTGAAATTTCTGCTGTTGCCTGTTTGGTCAAGATAAAAATACCCGCCTGCATAACCTGAACCATCAAATGTAACATTGTTAGAATCACCATCTACGTCTACATAAGATGTAGCGCCATCATAATTAATATCAAAATCGAATGTATTACTAGAACCATTAATAATCCAATCTAAATCTAAGTTACCAGTAAGCGCTGCTGTACCTACATTTAAAGTAAAGTCATTGCTGTCTCCTGTAGCGTCTATATTTAGATTACTACCATCAGCTCCGTAAGTATTAGTAGGGTCTACTTGGATAGTGAAGTCATTACTGTCGCCATCAAACTCAAACAAACCGGTAAAGTTATCAGCTAGTATGTCCCCTAAAAAGGTATTAGAACTTCCTATCTGGTTTATATCTAGCGTCATAGTAGCACCGTCAAGGTCGAGCGGGGTCAAAGAACCAGCGGTAGAGTTTAACCCACCTATAATATTTCCAGAGCCTAATTGTTCTAGATCTAAGTTTAGTGTGGCACCGGCTTGGTCTACGTATATCTCGTTATCAGCCGCGTATAGCGGTAACACAAGCATCATCGCAATCAATTTTAAATTTCTCATCTATACTCCAATAGCCTGCTTCCGTACCTTCCTTGATTATTTGCAGAACTGCTGTTTCTATGGCGGCTCTTAAAGCCAATCCTCCGGATTCGTTTCTTACAACACCACTCTCTATCTCAACTAACTCTGTATCGTCAGAGATAAATCGAAAAACATCGTTACTCAATGAGGCACTTAGTATCGTTTTTGTTACCAATGTCTCTAATAAAACTTTACCTGATGTAACAGATACCAACCTAAGTTGTACTGTTACTGAATCTCTTCTATAAGCCTTGGTTGCGCCAAGCCCTAAATAACGTGCTCCGGCACCCCCAGATGTAACGTTACTCTCATATCCTATCACACCTCCCTCTATAATTAAACCAGCAAACAATAAAGCCCCCAGTTCTACTTTATCTTCTTTTTGTTCTCTAGTGCTCCGTATGATTTGTCGTTCTTTAGTTAAGTTATCTAAACCTACTCGTTCTACTACCGTAAAGAACCCGCCATTGTCAGAGCCAGCTTTATGTAAAGCTCTTATAAGATAAGCACTTGGAAGCTGTGTTATAGCAGTAGAGAAAGAAGCGTAACTGGAATTACTGAGTCTTTGGCCTGTTTGATCTGTAAAACTTGTAGGGTATACAGCTACTACGGGCTGTCGTTTTGGTATGCCAACGGAGGCAAGATTAGATACTGCTAGTGTTTCTACTTGTGCGTTTTCTATTCTTTGTATTGGTCCTAGGTTATTTTCTATAGGGTCAAAAATTAAAGAAGCGCAGCTAGAAAGTAAAGCTACCGATAGGAATTTGGATAATTGTTTCATTTCCTTCTGCGTCCACTATGGTTAAAGTTATTATGCCGTCTAATACACTGTAGGTAATAGTATTACCTTCTAACTCAATTGTACCATTATCACTTGGGGTCTCACCAAATAAGGCTTCTACCAGCTGTCTTGATAACTGGGCATAAATCCTTGACTCTAAGTTACGTATAAACCTAGCAAGTGTTGTGTTTTCCTTATCTCTTTCTATTTGATCTTGTAAAGCTTTAATCTCTGCTTTAATAGACATTTTTCTTGTGTATTCAACATTGTCTATTGTAAGGTAATGACTAGATGTGTTTTCTCCACTAAAAGAAGGGGACTTAAACTTGTGCGTCATTTGGTCTGCTCGCAAGTTCTGCGTAAATATGCCTATGATTAAAGCAACTCCTATAGCCATAACAAGCCATATAAGTTTATCTTTTTCAGCTTCTTCTTTTCTACGCTTGAGTTCAGCGTTGCTTGGTCTACCTACTTTTCTTTTAATCTTTCCTTTGGTCATCTCTATCCGCCTTTGCTAACCTATCGGTGTGCATCAATTGTGGTACACCAAGTATAGTCTTTAAAAGCGTATCTTGTCTAATAATCTCATTGTCGACAGAACGCACTCTATCTATAAGAGCTACCAATATACCGTGTTGTGAGTCTAGTTTTGCTCCTAGTCTTGATTCTATTTCTGATATTTGAGCTGATACTTTTTCATCTAAAACATCTACTTTAGTTTCCATACCATCAATTATTTTGTTAATTAGCTTCCAGATAAACATACCAAGCCCTATAGCTGCTGCTATTGGAAAACCAACTTCATTAATTAACTGAACTACAGCATCCATATACTCTAGTAATCACCCCAAGTTTTAACTTTTTTACCGCCGTGATACTCTACTGCATGCCCTTCATCTATTAACATTTGGCAAATGTCTTTACCATCTTCTGTATAAGGTATGCCTAGAATACGACCATACTTACCTTTACCTAAAGATCTTATTTTAATTTTTCCTACGCACAGCTCTTTGAGTCTTTCTTTAGCTGCTAACCCTAGTTTTTTTTCTGCAAGGTCCCTGGTTCTAGATTCTGGTGTATCTATACCATTTAACCTAACTCTTTGCTTATGTAACTTTACGTCAAAACCAAGGTCAAGCGAACAGTCAAAGGTATCTCCATCAACTATTCGCTCTAAGGTTGCGTTGTAAACAAAAGCATCTGGTGCTTTAGCCATTTACTACTCCTTTGCTTTACCTATGTTCAATGCTGCTATTTCTAGGATCTTATAAAGCTTACCTATTAATGCATCATCTTTTGGTGTTGGTGTAATAGAACATATAATAGATGCTGCACAAACAACGCCTGTTATTATCCCTACCAATTCTCCAATCATTCCCATATTAGTCTCCTATTTGGTTAATTGAGTTTTAATTCTAGCAGATTAATCCTGTTTATTGTCAACTGTTACCTTTCGGTAGTAGACAACCACCTCTTTAAGCTCGTTAATATAACGTTTTAGCTCTTGCATGTTGTAGGCCATAAGCTCGTAATCTGGTACGGACATAGCAACAAATACTAATTGACCCTGGTCTTTTTCTACTTGTACTAAAAATTCATCGATGTTTTTATTTGATACTACATACCAATAAGGATCTTTTAGATCTATTTCTCTAGGCATAATTGGCTGTACTATAGTCCTTTCTATAGGTTTAGATATAACTTCTACTTGTTTACTTGGTATCAGACTGCAACTGCAGGCCATCATCAAGGCTGTCAATGTTACGGCTGTCTTCTTCAATGCTATCAAATACATCTTTGGTTCCTTTATTTATTCTAGGTTCTATTAATCCAGGTTTAGCTGCTGCTAATCTAGTTAAATCGTGACGTTTAAATATGTCAAGGTATCTTGACATCTCTTGTTGTATTTTTTGGTTACGTGCTTGTATTTCTAATAAGCCTTCTGTTTGTAAGGCAAAATCTGATTGAAGACTTTCTATAGCTAACTTCTGTTCTGCATCTCTTAGCTCGAATGCTTGATTAAGCGCAGACAAGTTTGAGTTTTGTTTCCATAGAACAGAGCTAAACAAACCCAGAGCTACTATAATACCTATTAATACTTTACTCAAAACTTTAAAGTTATTTACCTTTTTTAGCCATGGCTGCTTTATGTGCAGCTCTCATTGTTGAGCCAGTCATCATTTTTCTTTTCATAAATTTCATATGAGCTTCAGAATGATGTTTACCGTGTCGTTTTAAAGAAGTCTCTTGTCGTTTTGTAAGAGACTTTTTCTTTATAGGTTTCTTTCTAGTTGTTTTCTTTTTGTAAGCCATGTTTTATATTACTCTATTCTGGTTCTGTTGGCCATACTATTGGATCAGCCGTAGGTAAATCTCTAAGGGCTTGTCTGTACGTAGCCCACTCTGCTTTTTTAGCATCTGTTAAAGGGGAGTCTGCTGCTTGAGTCCAATCTGACTCTTTAAGTAAGTAGGTTCTGTGCGACCTTACATAATCTAAAGGATCTTCAGCTATTGCAGTTGCTGTGCCATCCACAAATTTATACTGCCCAGGAGCATAAGTTCCTTCTACGGCCGTTTGTCCACTTGCAACTGCTATATCTGCTATGTCGGTTACATTAGAAGAACCTGTGCTTATGACTACGCCTGAAGAAGTTGTATATATTGTATAGTTCATTATTGCGTATTATCCATGGTTACGTACAAAGCTTGGTACGTAGAGTTTACTTGTCCGCCACTTACATTCCAATTAATTCTCCAATACACCGTGCTTTGCGAAGAGCTCATACCTGTTATTTGTCCGTCCCATAGGAATACATATGTTCTATAAGTACCCGCATTTGCATTAACTTTAGGAGAAAGGCTAACCCAACTACTGTTATTAAAACTATATTGAATAGTGCCGTTTCTTACATCCCCTAGAACTGCAGAATAAACTATTCTGTATTTAGAATTGTTTCTTACATTAGCAGTTTGGCAAGCTATATTAACTATAGAACTAGATTCTGAAGTTACGATATTATCACCTGGATAAGTACCTGACCAAGATTGTACGCTAGCTTCAACACCTAAAGGTACAAATGTACCTGTATGAGATTTTATATCTGTACTTACGTTATCAAAATGTTTTACATTTAATGTATCTACATTAATCCTTGCTGAATCTAATAGATCTGCAGTAATTTTTTCAGCACTCAAATCATTAATCTTTGCGTTGGTTACAGCTAAATTTGCTATTTTTGCTTCAGTTATAGCTGCAGTGCCTATTTTAGCTTCTACTATCTGAGCGTCACCTATTTTTGCACTTTGTATAGTTCCATTGAGTATACGTGCATTTGTTATGGCGCCATCTTTAATACGTGCGTCATCTATGTAAACAACTCCACCACTTACAATAAAGGGCGCTGTACTACTTGAACCACTCCATATTGCAAACTTATCAGCTTGAAACTGTACATAAGATTGTGCACCACTACCGCTACTTGCGTTAGATCCAATAACCATCCCTGCTGCTGACTTACTGCCATTAGATTCTGTAGCAACTTGTATAACAAACATTGCGTCTGCATCCCCTTCTAGGTTAGATACAGATGTTTGTAGTGTAGATACATTAGAATTAGTGGTACCTACTGTTGAACTAAGGTTGCTTATAGATGTTGCGTTTGCACTATCCGCGTTTGCCCTAGTAGTCGCCTCTGTAGATATAGCAGATGTGTTTCCACTAACAGTAGAAGTTAAGTTAGTTATTAATGTAGAAAGGGCGCTATCTGCATTAGCTCTTGTTGTAGCCTCTGTAGATATAGCAGAAGTATTTCCGCTTACTGTAGAAGTTAAATTAGTTATTAATGTAGAAAGAGCGGTATCCGCATTAGCTCTTGTTGTAGCTTCAGTAGCTATAGCAGAAGTATTTGTGCCAACTGTAGATGTTAAACTAGTTAAAGAACTTGCAGTAGAACTTTGTGCGTTAGTGACTGTAACAATATCGCCTTGTGCTGTAGCCATAGCCCCAGATAAAGTGCTGCCTGTAAAACTAGTAGACCCAAATAAACTTACTAAAGTAGCATCTCGTCCAGCTACCCAAGCATTATTTGCAGTATTTCTTGTATACACCTGCCCGTCATCAATATCAAACCAAACATCATTTCCAGAAAGAGCCGTGCCGTCCGGTCTAGTACTGGGAGAACTACTAGCTCTTATAACTGTAGCTGCAGTAGCAGCCACCGCTACATCTGCATTAGTAATCAAAGTTGTTAGTGCTGTATACCCAGGAAGATTAGACAATTCTTCTGATAACTGTTCCATTACAGCTGCTATGTCTTCTAGTGTTGTAGCTTTAACACCATTAGTTTTATTAAAAGGCCCTGAAACGTTAGAAGTACTTACAAACCTTACCCAATAATAATACTCTTGGTTGTAGCCGACTACATCAGTAACTATAAAAGAGTTTGTTGTAGTAACTAAAGTAGCTCCACCTATATCATCATTTCTAGAACGCCATACTTCAGTGTATGCATGGTTGCCATATTGTGCATCATTCCAACTAACAATTATTTCTGTAAAAGCACCCGACGCTTCTAGTCCTGTAGGTGCGGGTGGTACTGCTAAATTACCACCTGGTACGTTAGGTATAAAGTCTAAAGCCCCTACGCCAGCATTAGGGTCAAAAGGATTGTTTCTTAGTTCTATAGCCAAACCACTATCTATTAATTCTCTTAGAGTTATTGCTCTATCTCTTGGGTCGCCCCTTCTACCGAGTCTAACCTCTTGAGCTTCCTTCATAGAGTTGAGCGTGGCTCGTAGTTCTGGGTCCGTTTTTGCAGGTATATTTTTAAGTGCTGGTACTTTTGTGCCTTTGGTAGCCATTAAATCGC